CCTGAAGTTGTAATAGAACACAAGAATCATCTCTTCTTCTGCGGCATGACAAGCAAGCGCCACCTTCTGCAGTTTAGTGCGCCGTACAGCGAGAACGACTTTAGTGCTGCATCAGGGGCAGGAGAGATATCTATTGGCGATGAGATTGTAGGACTAGCCACCTTCCGTGAAACTCTGGTTATCTTCTGCAAGGACAGTATCTACAGGTTAGCAGGTTCCAGTGTCTCAGACTTTGTTCTTCAACCTGTAACGCGAAACATTGGTTGTGTTTCTCGTTTTAGCATACAGGAGATAGGCGGCGATCTAATCTATCTTGCACCGGACGGCCTACGTACAGTTGCAGGTACTGAAAAGATTGGCGATACGGAACTGGGAACAGTTTCTAAACAAGTACAGTCTAGACTAAATGATCTTAGTGCTAACCAGATATCTAACATATCTTCTCACGTTATAAGACGAAAAAGCCAGTACAGACTATACTACCCGACAACTTCTGGCACTGAAGCTAACATGACAGGGCTAATAGCAGTTTTAAAACGTAATTCTGAGACAGGACAGATAGGGTGGGAGTATTCAGACCTCAAAGGCATAAAACCTATGTGCGCTGCTCACGGAGATATTTCTGATGTAGAGCACGTTATTCACGGAGATTATGATGGCGGTTATGTTTACAAACAAGAATCCGGCTCTACTCTTGATGGAACTAACATGGCCTGTATATACAGAACTATCGACTACAACATGGGAGATGTTGGAATACGCAAGAACATGCAGAGGGTAGTTATAAACTACATTGGAACGGGAACTGTGTCCTCTGTAGATATGAATATTGAGTATGACTACGGCGACATACTCCTACCAAGCCCTGCCTTGTACGACCTGCTAGACCCATCAGGGTCAGCCTTCTACGGCAGTGCTACAATGGCAACAGCCGAATATGACGCTGCTGTGTACACGCCGCTATACAGACAGTCTGTAGAAGGGTCGGGATTTGCCGTGGCAATAAAATTTACAGATACAAGCACAAACCCTTCATACACGCTTAAAGGGTTTTCATTAGAATTTACACCGGGAGCTAGAATGTAATGGGTACAGCATACACAACAACAAGCCCAACAAATTTTGTAGATGGAGAGACGATTAATGCGTCTGACTTTACTACAGAGTTTAACGCTATTGACGCTGCGTTTGAAACGGGGGGTCATCAGCATGACGGTACAGATGGTGAAGGGGGGGCGATTGAGAAGCTTCTTAGCAACGCTATTACTTTCGGTACTGGCGCTGATACAGATATAGCCGTAACCTTTAACGCTAATACATCAGATGGCGTTCTGACATGGATGGAGGATGAAGACTACTTTCAGTTCTCAGATGACCTGCTGATTAGCAGCACGGAGAAGATACAGTTCCGCGATACAGCTATTTACATCAATTCATCTACTGATGGGCAGCTAGACCTCGTTGCTGATACAGAGATACAGATAGCTGCTACTACTATTGACGTAAATGGCAATCTTGATGTTTCAGGTACTATTGTCTCCGGTGGCACTTTAACTGCAACAACTTCAATTGGCATAGGCAGCGCGGTACTAACAGAAGCAGAGCTAGAAATGCTAGACGGCATCACTGCAGGTACTGCAGCCGCTAGTAAAGCAGTTGTTCTAAGCGCGGATAAAGACATAGCTACTGTTAGAAATGTCACTTCAAATGGCACTGTGCAGTTTGGAAGTTTGTCAGATGGGACTATAACTGCAACGGCATTCGTTGACGAAGACGATATGTCTTCTGACTCTGCTACTCTAATTCCCACGCAGCAGTCTGTGAAAGCTTATGTAGATAGTAGTGCAGGTATGTCTAGTTGGGTTTTAGAAGACGGGGATGGGACTGAAGTATCTATCACTAATTCTAAAGAGGTTAAGTTTGTTGAAGGCGGCGGTATCGATATCGATTGGACCGATACTGATAACGGAACTGATGGCGACCCCTATGACCTAACCTTTACCATAGTTGCTGCACAGACAGGCATTACTTCTGTAACAAACACCAGCCTGACTGTTGGTAGGGATGCTGACAACGATATTGATTTTGCAACAGATAACAACATTATATTTAGAGCTTCAGGCGCTGATCAGATTAAGATAATTGATGGTGTATTAGCCCCTGTAAGCGATAACGATGTAGACCTTGGGTCAAGCAGCTTGCAGTTTAAAGATGCTTATATACACGGCACACTTGAAGCGGATGCTATCACTATTGGCGGTACGGCTATTGCTGCAGCAGGTACTTCAAGCATTACAACTACTGGCGCTCTTAATTCAGGTTCTATTACCAGCGGATTTGGCACAATCGATACTGGGTCGTCTGCTATTTCAACTACAGGTGCAGTTTCTGGTGGTAGCTTTGTTGTTCCTGATGACGGAGATATAGGTTCTGCAAGTGCTACAGACGCTATGCAGATTTCCTCTGCCGGTATTGTTACCTTTAAAGATGATATCATAATCAAAGATGCTGGCACCATTGGCTCTGCCAGCGATACAGACGCGCTTGCAATCGCCTCTAATGGCGTGGTTAACTTTACACAGGCTCCTACAGTTGCAAGTGCTGCAGTTAAGACTGCTGGTAAAGAAACTATATTTATCCCTGCGGCAGCTTGCCAACCCACTGCCTCTAACGGGTGCGCGGCTCTAGCAACTGTAGAAACAACCTCTGGCCGTCCTGACATGCAGGTTCTTGATTTTGATGACGGCTCAGACGAACACGCTCAGTTTCAAGTTGCGTTTCCTAAAAGTTGGAACGAGGGGACTGTTACCTTTCAGGTGTTTTGGACAACTACAGCATCAGACACTGATGGTGTTGCTTGGGGACTTCAGGGCGTTGCTGTTTCTGACAATGATACTATCGACGTAGCATACGGTTCTGCAGTGGTTGTTACAGATGACGCGCTAAGTGCTGCTGAAGACCTCTGTGTAACTGCAGAGAGTGGCGCAGTAACTATCGCTGGTAGCCCTGCTGCGGCAGATATGTGCTTCTTTAGAATATTTAGAGATGTTTCTGATGGTAACGATGATATGGCAGAAGATGCCAGACTAATTGGCCTCAAGTTGTTCTACACGACAGATGCAGCCAACGACGCTTAATTTGGAGTAGACTATGAGTTTTGGCTACAATGTTCTAGGTTTTGGTTCTTTAGGTGGAGCAAGAGTTAGTCCTTTAACACTAAATATAACATCTAACACTAGCGAGTATAATATCCTAACAGCAGCTAACTCTGCAGGGTATGATGCTCCCTCCGGTCAGCCTATCATAGTTAATGTTGCTTCTGGAGTTACTGTAAGTGGTAGCAGTTCTCATGCTATGAGAACAGGAGCAATAAATGCAGCATCTCCACTAACTATTAATGTTACCGGCAATATAGACGGTTATACAGGTGCTAATGGTAGTGCTGGTCGTCCCGGTAGTGCGGGTTCAGTAGGCGGCGATGCTATATACTGGGAATCAAGTACACCATATACAGGAACTGGTATTGTTAATATTCTTTCTGGTGGTAAAGTTCGTGGCGGCGGCGGTGGCGGTGGTGGTGGCGGTCTAGGCCAAGCTAGACGAGGTGTTGGTGCTGATGGTAAAGGTGCTCCTATTTGTGGTGGTTCTCCTGATACTGTAGGCCCTACAGGCGCTACAGGTTCTGCAGGTGGTTTTGGTTCAGCAGGCGCTAGTGGTGCATCAGGGGGTGGATCACCGGCACACCCATCACTAACATGTCCTGTAGTAACACCAGCTAGTGGTGGTGGAGCAGGAGGAGCAGCAGGTTTTGCTGTTAGAAAAAATAGTAGAACAGTTACTGTTAATAACTCTGGTACAATAAACGGAACGGCGGGTTAAAATGAAAGTTCTTATACCTGTTAGCGGCGGAATAAACTCTACGTATGCTGTATGGCGTTGGCTTTCTCAGACAAGCCATGAAGTTATCTCTGTGTATTTTAAAGAAAGTAATTTGTCTGATGCTGATATTCAAGCAGGAGAAGACGCTGGAATTGCAGTTAGAGATTGGTTGAAAGCTAATGTAAGAGATTTTACGTGGCTTTCTCCTGTATCAGTTGACCCTATTGCTGAAGAAAAACTTCCCATTAGAAATGGAGTAACTATTGAAGCTTCTAAAGGAAATGTTAGTTTGCTACTAAACAGAAGAAATAAAATAGTAACTGCAGCAAAAGATAATAGTTGTGACGGTATAGTTACTGGATATAGCCTTGAAAATACAGCTACAGACAGGATTTGGGATGTTAGAGAGCATAGCTCAAAAGTAAGCTGGACAGGTAAAAATTTTTATGGCAGCGCGGAAGATATAGAGTTTGAATCTCCTGATCCTTTTCCCTCAAGAACAGATACAGGGACTTTCTTAGAGAGTTTATCTGGTAGATATGAGCAGTATGAAGCACTGCCGTCTGCTTTGAGAGATTTAGTATACAAGGGCGATTTTAAAGATGACATAGGTATGTGTTGGCGGCGTGGTACATGGGACGCATATGAAAAGTTTAGCGGCACAGGGGCAGAGTTTGATCAGTGGATGGCTGAAAAAACTTTTGCAGGTAAGTGGCGTCCTGATGCTTTTGATGCGTCAAAAGTAGACGGCGAGGGGTATTTTTACAGAAATAATCCTATTACGTGGCTAAAAGCATTACGAGATGGAGGATATAATTTCTAAAGTTCTTGCTCTCTTCTACACAGCAGTAATCTTATGTGCAGTGATTAGCTCACAAGTTAATGCTGCAGATACTAATACTGTATCTTCCACTGTAGTTACAGACAAGACTCCACCCACTGCATCCGCACCTTCTGTAGTGATTAACAATACAGACGTATGTAAGAGCGCCAAGAGTGCAGCAATACAGACACAGATATTCGGCTTTGCCAGCGGTATCACAGTAACGGACAGCACATGCGAATTGCTAAAGCTTAGCCGCTCTCTGTACGGCATGGGAATGAAAGTAGCTGGTGTTAGCCTACTCTGTACAGACCATAGAGTGTTTGACGCTATGTGGATGGCGGGTACTCCCTGTCCATACAAAGGCAAGATAGGTAACGAGGCGAGGGTAGCATGGGAAGCTAACCCAAAGAATGCACCGGAGGGGAACACGGTGCTAATTGAAAAGAAAGAGACATCTAATTATTCAGCACGGAATGAAAGCTATGAGTTCCCAGACGAATATGAAGCCTATGATTAGGTGGATACTTTTTCTGTGTGTTCTGTTTGCAGTTATGGCAGTTACGTTTGGTTCCCATGCAGAAGAGACAGAGATTGTAACAGGGCAAGAGACTAGCCCTAACTACATACCGGGGATGAGTGAGTTTACTAGGTCGGGGGGTACTAACACAGGCGGCGGCAGAGGATGCACTTCAGGCAACTTTTGCACTGCAGGTAAACAAGGGCCGGGAGGGACATATACAAGCACTTTTGATCTAGAAGATAACATGACAATAGACCAGATCAATCGAGGCTTTGATATGAACTATGGAGTGGATGTTGAATCGCATCAAAGCAACTCGGTACTCTCTACCTGCGCTAATGGCAACGTCATGCAGAACAGTGACTGCAGAGACATATTCAATCTTACTGTTTCTCTGTTAGATGCAGACAACGTAGTACATAAGTTTGAACATGAAGTTGAGCTAGACTTTACAGGTACGCGGCCCTTTGCTTTTTCACAGGTTATACCAGAAAACGACTTTACAGGACTAAGGGGGGAGTTTGAGCTATTCGGCATAGATGCTGGGTTTCCAAGTAGTTTTTTCGGACCTAGATTTGACAGTCCCTTCCTCACTACGACTTTCGATCTGGTTACGATTTTAGAGACTGAAGTGCTTAATATTATTGATTTACAACAAGAGGTAGAGGTTGTTGATATACAGGAGATAGAAGTAGAACTTGAGCCTGTAGAACCGCAAGAAGAAATAGAGATAGCCACTGAGATAGTGGTTGAAGAAATTGAAACTGTAGAGCTAGAGATAGAAGTGCAGCAGTCCGCAGAGCCAGAAGCTGCACAGGAAGAAATAGAAGTTACTGCAGAAGTTGAAGAAGAAATACAAGAAGCAGAAGTGGCTGAAGAAGATGTTGCAGAACCAGAACCAACCGAGCAAGAACCGGCTACTGAGACTGCTAGCGCCGATGAGCCAGAGGAGCAGCAAGAAGAACAGGCTGACCCCGTTGAAAAGAAAACTGTTGCTCAGAAAGTTAAAGAAAAAGTCGCTAAAAAAATTATGAGCAAGATGAACGACAAGAGCAAGTATGACTCGACTAATCAGATTAGGACATTAGCCGTAATGGGCGTACTTGGTAACAGTCGCAGCTTCTTTGGTACACAGGCAACTCTGCAGGACACTCCCGGCTTCTTTAGCGGGGCTAAAATACCGGACAGCTCTATCCCTACAAACAACGTGGCGCAGTATTTGATGTTTGGTGGCAGCAATCAATCGCATTCTGAGATGGTGGATAGTCAATGGCAGAGGTAGAAGTTGGCGGTGTAAAGTTTAAAGGGGGCAGGATGATGGTCTTGCTTACCCTACTATCCACTGCAGGTGGCGGTTTGTGGGCTGGCTTTGAGTTTTACAAAGACTACATGAACATGCGCGAGACAATAGAAGAATACACAGCGCCAGACCTATCAGGGTTTGACAAAAAGTTAGCCGTGCTACGGCAGGACATGAACAACCTTAAAGAGTTAAAGAAGATTATGAAGCAGTCAGCTTCAGACGCTAGAGACTATGCAAGGGACATTAAGAACGACTTGAAGAGCGAAATTGTACGGACAGAAAAATTAGTCGAGGGAGTAGATCGTAGGACCAAGACTATACAAGATGAAGTTCGTGCCATGATAGATAAAGAGAATGATCGTAACAGCACTCTGCGAGACAGGATAAACTCTCGTATGGATAGTTTGGATGATTCCCTGTCTAACAAGATGAAAACACTACGAGAAGAAACAAACGCTAAGATTAGAAAAGCATTAGATAATCCTCTCTCTAAAATGCAAAAATAACTTGACTTTTTCTTAAAAAAAGGGTATAATACTATGGACCTAAAGTCTCCTGATACATTAAAGAATATTACAGACACTACTATTGCTACTGGTTTAGTGTCTACACCTATCTGGTTGCAGTGGGTGGAACAGGGCCTTCAACTATTTATGTTGGTTGGTGGCTCCATTCTTTTACTTTTCAGGTTGTGGGCAATGTACCAAGAAAGGAAAAGCAAGAGAGATGGAAGTTAACATTACAGAAAATTTAGTCAAAGTGCTAATCCGTCAGCGGGATATAGCAATGTCAAAGTGTGCAGAGTTAGAGGCTAAACTACTATCTGTAGGTGAAAAACTAGCTGAATTTGAAAACAAAGAACACGCCGAGGATTTGTTTAAAGACAAGGAATAAAATATGGCAGAGGAAAATGAAGAGGTTACGGAAACACAAACCGCTGAAGAACTACAAGCGGGACAGTTTACTCCTCCTGAAGCAACAAAGAACCTTCTAACGCGGGTTACAGAAGAGGCAGCACTCGACACAGATACGCCGCCCTCGTTGACGGCGGGTACTACTGTGCCGTTTCAGCAGCAGCAGGTTCAGCAGGAAGAGCTATTTACTCCTACAGATACTGCGGCAGCTATTACAGCGCCAGTAACTCAAGCTTCTGTAACTGGGCTAGAACTTCCTACTCCTCCACGCACTGCAGCGGCTACCTATCAGTCCTTTGTAGAAGCGGATACTCCAGAGTTTGCTGCAGCCCAAGGGCAGGTATCTGCACAGTCTCTTATAGGTGACATTGAAGGCGCAGTATCGGAAGAGTCACTTGCACAGGGAGTAACTGAAGAGCTAGACGAGAAGGCCACTCTCAAGTTCCAGATGGGCGAACTCTTCAAGTCCTTTGAAGAAGGTAAACCCCCTCCTCCTTGGGCAGCACCTGCGGTCAGGCAGGTTGGTGGTATGATGGCACAGAGGGGGCTAGGCTCCTCCTCTATGGCCGCTGCAGCCATCACACAATCTATCATGGAGTCGGGCATACCGATAGCGGCACAAGACGCTAACAAGTACGCCACCATTCAAATACAGAACCTGAACAACAGGCAACAGGCTACTCTGCAGAACGCAGCTACTTACGCAGCTATGGATAAGGCTAACCTTAGTGCTAGAATGCAAGCTGCTGTAAGCAATGCGCGATCCTTTCTGCAGATGGATACACAGAACCTAAACAATGAACAGCAGCTAAAGACTATCGATCTGCAGTCTAAGTTCCAGAAGCTCTTTACTGATCAGGCGCAGGAGAATGCGGCTAGGCAGTTCAATGCAAAGTCTCAGCTACAGGTAGATCAGTTCTTTACCGAGTTAGATACGCAAGTTCAGAATGCTAACTCTAGCCGCATGGCAGCTATGGAACAGTTTAACGCTGACCAGACTAACGCAGCGACACGCTACTTTGCAAAGATTAATGATGCAAGAGAGAGGTTTAATATCAGCAATGAGAACCTGATCCAACAGTCCAACGCAGTGTGGCGTAGAAACATAAACACGGCTAACACGGCGGGACAGAATGAGGCCAATCGTACTAATGCTCTTAACCTGCTAGGAGTTACACAAGCATCTATGGATAAGCTGTGGCAGAGGTACAGGGATGAGGCTACTTGGATGGTTGAGATATCTGAGAATGCTGCACAGAGAGCGCACAATGCAGCTATCTTAGCTCAGACACAAGACTTCAATGCGGAACAGTATGAAGTAGAGCGTGAGAATCAGTTCTTTAGTGCGCTTGGTAGCACCGTGATTAACGGCGTCTTTGGTATATTGGGAGCTTAAAATGAGTTTTGATTTATTTCAGCTACAAGATTTCGGTTCAAATTTTAATGATGACTTTGGATTTGACGATGATTTTGGTGGTTCTTTTACGGATTTTAATGTTCCTTTTTTTGGCGAGTTTAGTCAAGAGCAATTTGAGTTTGAGGATGACTTTGCTCCCCAAAGTTTTTTTGAACAGGGAGGAGGGTCAGTAACAGGCTTTCGTGGCACTGCAGACCCTAGAACTTTAGCTGAAGAGGGCGAAACTCTTTCTACATTAGAGTTTGCAAGACAATTCAATGATGAGCGTTCTTTAGGCGCACAGGCAAAAGATTTTCTTTTTAAAACTCTTGGCGTAGGCCCAGAAACAGCCAAAGCAATCAGCGCGTTTGCAAAGGCGGCTAATAAGGGCGGCGGTAAACAGGGTCAAGCACAGGGCAGAGGTAGAACTGGTCCTGCACTTCCTACATCAGCCCGTGCGCCAACGACAGCAGCGGGTAGAACATCTAGGGCTAGACAGGCCACTAGCGGTGAACGTGCAGTACAGGCGGCTATACAACAATCAGAACGTGCAACAAGCGCAGCCAGAGCAATCGCTAATCAGATGGCTAGGGCTGGCACTGTTACCAGTACAAATGACTTAGCCGACATGATCTCAGGCTCGACTAAACCTATGGGTACTAAACAAAAGCTTCCCGGTTCAAACTTACGGCAGCTAGCAATACCACGAACACAAATGGCATAGAGGAAATACAATGGCGTTAAATCCCGATCCATATTACAGCGATCCCAAGATAGAAGAGTCGCTTCGCCCACAGGAAGGCAGCATTGATGCTATTGACAGGTTCAACGCACCTCCTCCCGGCCACTCGTTAACAGGCGAACCTCAGAAGTGGGCTTGGGAAAAACCTGCAGAATACTCTAGTCCTGAAGAGGCTATGGAGTGGGTGGTTAGCCGTATTGAACAGCCGGAAGTAGAAGAGAACTTTCTGCGACTAATGATTAGTGGTGTGCCTATCGAAGCTATGACTAACACAATTACCTTTACAGGTTTTACAGAGGGCTATTGGAGTCCTGACATGTCAGAGATACTGAAGATGCCTATTGCCATGCACTTCATGGGATTAGCCCTAGAGAACGGCATACCTGCAACTATCTTTAACAAAGACCCTGAACTTGCAAAAGAAGAGGGCAGAATACCTGATAACAAAGTTATGGGTATCATGGAACAAAATAGGCCAGACATGTACAACAAAATTATGTATGCGACTGATCTTTTGCTAGAGGAAGATGAAGAGATGCCTGAAGAGCAAGAGGATGTTAGCTTTATGGAAATGGAAGAAGGGGAGATGGTCTAATGGTATCACCTTTTATGAGTTTTGCGACGGGTGCGCTGCAAGCGGTTGATAAAAACATTGATAGGTATCGTGCTGAAAAGGCTGCAGAGGAAGAGCGTGCAGACGCCGCTGCACAACGCATGTCAGAACTTGCGTTTCAAAGAGAGACTAGACTAGACGTACAAGAATTAGCAGGGAAGCAAAGTAAAGAAGCTGCAGAGATAAAATATAATGGAGAGCGAGGTAACAAAGGTCAAACCTTTGGATCAAAAAATAATAGCTTTTATGTTAGAACTGGTACTACTCCCGACAAAACTGCTATAAATTTAATTAATCAAATCAATGCGAATCCTGAAAAAACTTCTGCAATATTAAACGATGCTGTAGAAGGTCCAAGGTTAGTGGCTGCAATTAATGGTATGCTTGGACAGGTGAGAAAAACCCAAGGTGAGTTTGGAAGAGCGCAAGAGTTTGGTGAAGGATATCAAGGTTCAGTACCCTTGAACAATCCTGAAATGTACCTCCGTGCTTTTCACGGAATGAAAAATCCAGATGTGCTAAAGTTAGCCCGTCTCTTTAGCGAAAATACTGCTAAAATGAGAAGCCCAACAGGGAATGTAAATGAAAGCACTCCTCCTCCTCCGGGGACAGATGTAAGTGTTATGGAAAAAGGAAATGTTGTAGATTTAGGAGGTTCTCAATTTCCTAATTTTAATACTGCTGCAGAAGCTTATCGCTCTACTAATCTTGGCTTCTCTAACAAACCTTTAGAATTTTCTAAACAAAGCTTACTAAAAAAGCTACACACAAATGGTGTTACAGAAGACGAAGCAAAAAACCGTATTTTTCGTGCTGCTTCAAACAAAAGTCTCATGACTGTAATATCTGGAACTCTCGCTCCAAGTCAAAAACAAAAGGATGAAGCTTTAGAGTATGTATTGAATCCAGATAACGGGTTTACAGATAAAGATACCGGAGAACTTAATATTAATAATTTCTCACAATTTGTTGACTTGTTTGGTAGAAAAATGGCGGGTTCAACTATGTTAGGCTCGGACCCTGCAGAAATAAAGTTTCAAGGAAATGAAACTTCCGCACAAAAGAAAGAGCTTGAATCTACTATGGTTTTAGGTAGCACGGCCCGTGCAGCGCGTTTAGTCTCTAAAGAGATGAGAATAAATATTGAACGTTCCGGCGCTGGAGGTAGTATCATTCAAAGAGCTACAGCACTAACGGCTGAAATTCCTGAATTTATTCAATCTAGTGGACAAGTCCTTAACAGTATCATGCGAGATCGTGGTCTAGGTAATAATATTATGATCGATGCGGCTCAACGAAAAGTAAAGGCTATATCACAAAAAGCTCAAGATAGGTTTACAAACACAGCAGCAAAAGCAGAAAAAGCGCGGATAAATTTTCAAAACAATCAAAGTGAAGCAAATCAAGAGGCGCTAGCAGCGTCAAAGCTTGAGATGCTTGAGCTTACTTTTGCCTATCAGCTTACGGGCATTCTACAGGGAGGCACTGGTGGTCGAACCATATCAGACCAAGACATTACCAGAGCTATGGCTATGTTTAGGTCTAAGACAGGAACTGTCCAAAGTCGCCTACAAAAATTAGATTTCATAGACAAGATGTTAAGTGGAGCAGTTAATAAAGAAGTCCTTTTTAATATTCTTCAACGTGGAGGAACTAACAAGGATATGTTTGAATCTGTTAAGAATGCTGCTAGACTATTTGAAACGGGTGCTAATTTAAGTAATTTTGACACTGAAGCTAATAAATATGCAAAGAAAAATGTTGGGGAGCAGCCCTCTAAAGTTAGAACAAACGACGCTCAAATAATTGTACAATCTGCAGCGCAGATACCTGCTGTTGCTGATTCTCCAAACTATGTAAAAGGTAGGTATATAGATGGTATTAACATGGTACTTACTCAGGGTGATAAAATAGCTCCCGGTATGATTGTTGGAAACAGGTATGTTATTAATGCAAATGCCTTCGATTTATCTCGTAGAATGATACAGCAGTTTCCTAATCAAAGAACACCGGAGATGGCAAAAGGTAGAGAAACTGCTCAAAAAAGAGTTAATAGCATGGTTGACTCAGTATTTGATTTAATAACAGGTGAGGTAGTTCCGGCACGATTAGGAACAGAGGTTCAGACGCAAGGCAAAAATAAAGGTAAAGAGTTTCCCTCTATAATTAGAAATAACGAAGATGTAGAGCCCGCTACAGGTACAGGTGAAACTGCAGGGGTAGCACCCAAAGCTCCAGCAGTACGTTCTACAGTTGGTAGGTCTTTAGAAGATCGAATAGCGCCAGTGCGCCCAGAAGCACCTACTATACCAGTAGACCCTGAACTAGAGGTTAGGGCTATTGTGAAAAGCAACAGAGAGCAAAATAAACAAAGAGCATTGCGTAGCGGTTCTAAGCTCTTTAGCGGGAGAAAGTAATGGGATTTATTATTGAGCCTGAAGAGGACGAAGAACAGCCACAATTTGCAGTTACGCAACCAATTGTTCCCTCTGAAGAGATGTTAGAACAAGTAGAAGCAACTACAGTTAGCGAAGACTCAGAAGATGTAAGGGATATTGCTGCTGCTCTTAGGAGAGCCTATTTTGGAGAACAAGCAGAGGTAGGAGGTGCACCATCAATTACAGGAGTAGAGCAGCTAACTCGTAGGTCAGAAGATATTGAACGTGCTATTGAAAAGCTTCCGGGTGAAGAGAACACATTAGGATTAGCTCGTACTGGATTTTCTATTGCTAAGTTCTTTGTAGATAACATTGCTGGCGTAGCTAATGTGATGTCTGTTGGTGCTGATAGAGTTCTTGGTATTGGTGATGTACCTGAAGAGGGCGTAGATTTTCTTGGTGAATCCCTTCTTACTAAAAAACAAAAATTGTATGATACAAAACGCTATGAAAATTATTACGATAGACTTCGTGAAAAAGAAGACAGGTCTATGGCTGGTGCCGTGCTATCTACTACTAAAAAAATCTTTGACGAGTCTCCTGAGTTAAAAAATGAGGGCGAGTTTGTAAAAGGTGTTATTGATCGTCTTGCTGGGCGGGTAGGAACGATAACTCCCAGAGAGGCTAACGAACTTACAGGCTACTGGCGTCCAGAGGCTAGCACCATAGAACAAGTTGTTCGGGCTATCCCAGAGTTTATTGGTGGCACAACTTTAGGTATAAGGTTTCTTACTCGTAACAAAAGAGCTATAATTAAAGAATTTGAAGATTTGTCTGGAGTATCAGTTCTTAAAGCAACAGAGTCTGACATAGTAGAAACCACTGCAAAAATGATGGACAAAGCTGCTTTTCCGTTAGCTAGTGCTTTGAGGCTAGGCGGAGTGCGTAGAACTATGTATGGCAAACGTATAGCCAGCAACATTAGAATAAAACAGATGAACCAAAAGTTTCGATCTGCTAATAGGCAGGTAGAGGTTGCAAGAAGAAAAGTACGGTCTACTAGAAATAAAGCAGATAAAACAGCACTAAGACAGGAAGAAGCTGCGTTACGTGCAGCCCGTTCAGAAAGAATGAATGCAATACCAAAGGAGTTAATAGAAATTCCTATTACAGAAGCGGGTGCTATCACTGGCGCTATGATAGGCGGCAACTATTTTGGTGAAGAATATGGCGCTTTGCTTGGGGCTTTGGGTGGAGGCTTTGGTTCTGTAGTTGGTTTCAGCAGGGTCTACGATTTAGCCGCTGGTTCTGTGAGAGGCATAGGCTCTTTAATTACTAGTTTAGGTGGGAGCATAGGTCTTCTTACAGATGACCAGTTAAGCTCTCTTGCAAAAAAAGGTATTATATCAGGCACATCTAATTTGCCTAAGAGAGATCAGAAAGCCCTTGAAGACTTTGCATACTTCATCCGATCTTTACCTGAAGAAGCCAGAGAAAATGCGTTTGCACAGCTAAAGTTTTTTAGAGAAATTCGTGACGATCTTACGGATGCTGGTGTAGACCCTGAAGTTCTTGAAACAACCTTGGGTAAAGCAACAGGACTAGTTCCTTTGATGATGATGAAGAATACGATTACAACGTATAAACTTGATTTAGCAAAAGGTGTTGGCAAGGTAGACAAAGAATTAGAAGACTTGTTAAAAAATGAAGACAATATTAATAAAACTCTTGGCGAGTTTAGAGGTCTTATTGATAATCTTTCTGGTGCCGTTGAGGGAGCAGGAGTGCAGAATGAAAAGTTTAATTCTTTTGTAGCAGCCGTTCGTGGAGTGGCTACAGAAGAAAACGTCAAACTGACTGCAGACTCCTCCACACTTAAAAACTTAATAGACGATTTTATTGATAAGGCTAACAATCCAACTATAGGCGGTGCTGCAGCAGATAAAGAAGCTCTTGAAGAGATTATTGAAATGGCTGTGAAGCAGGGTACACTACAAGCAGATTCTCTTGGTGAAGACGCTTCCCTCATAGCTTTAAGACAAGAGGCATTGCCTGAACTAGAACGGGCAGGAGTAGAGGCATCTAGTCGGGCAGAGCGTGCAGCCATAGAACGTGAAGCGGATGTGTTAAATTTTTTAACAGACTATTTAGACCCACAAACATATCAAAATAATGCAAAAGAGGCTGCTACAAATCTCTTAGAGTATGCAAAAAGTAGACGGCGCGAGATTAAAGGAAAAGCTAGCGCAAAGTTTGAAGAGTTAAAAAGCCTTGATCTGCAGGTAGACATCACTGATTGGTTGAGAGGTCTGTATTCTGATGATGCGTATTCTTCTGTAATACCCTACGGAAAAAAAGCTAAAGTAAAGCAGAGATTAGCCCAGACTAGAATTGCTAAAGCGTCTACTCTAGATAGTCTTGCTAAAATTGAAGGGTCTACAGGAGCGCAAAAAGCAGTAGAGAATAGTCCTGAGTTACGACAGGCTATTAGATCAGAAATGTTAGAGGATGGGGTAGAGGTAGGAAATGATGTAACCTACAGAGAAGTCCGAGATTACATCATGGATCAGGCAGGTAAAGAAGATATGTCTGACTTTGATGTGTTTATGGTTCTCCGTGAAATATCTGAAAGCTTAGACCTACCAGAGTTAAAAATAACTGCTAGCATAGAAGATATTCAAAAACTATCTTCATCCTTTTCTAGTGATGCTGCCACATATTATAAACGAGGAAAACTAGATTTAGCTAAAAGCTCTGATGATCTTGCTCAAGGGTTAGTAAATCAAGTTCCTGAAACTGGCGATGTAAACATAAGACAAAAGATAAGAGCGGCTAAAGAGAACTATATTAACAACGTCATACGCAGGTATCGGGATAAAGACGGAAACCCTATTGGTTTTGAGTTAAACAAAAACATCGATCCTGAAGACGCTGTTAAAATAATTGATATGAAAAAAATAGTTGCTGGAGACGCGCAGTATGGAACAGATGTAATAAATCAAATAGGTAAAAGTTTTGGTGGATACTACAGTGAAACTGGAGAGTATGTTTTAGGAGATAAAGGAAGATTGATCGTAAGAAACTTAATGAACGATCTTCTGGCTAAATATATTTCGGAAACGGGTACTGTAAGAGCCGCAAAAAGATTATCCTCTGGGCCGAAGATGCCTCTCAGCGTGGATCAAAGGGAGCTTTTATCTGGAGTAGGGACGCCGGGGCTTGATCCTGCTAGACAGGCTGAAAAAGCCAGAGCAGGTCGAGCGTTACAAGAAGAAAGGGTTTTGAAAGAAGCAAGACCAGTTCAATACAGCCCTGCTATGCAGATGTTAGAGGACGCGGGACTGATAGATTATAATCAAGTTGTACAATACAATAAACATATAGAGATCGCTGAAGGGGTTGCTCCAATTCTATCAGCAACAGATCGTAAAGTAAAAGCGGATACTCTTAGGGCTGCACGTAAAGTTAAATCTCTGCTGAACGAAAGAGAAAAGTTTCTAAGCGAGTCTATGCGCTATCTTCCAACTCAGGAAGGCGCTAGAAGTATTGGTGATTATGATAGGTTCTTAGAATTTTTTATCACTAACCCACAAGGAGGACAGCGTTTTGAAGCTATGTTACCACAGATAGCTGACAAAATGAATAAAAGCCCTGAAGAGGCTCGTAAGATTTTTAAAGATATTACTATTGAGTCTTTATCAAGAGCAACGTATGGAGACATGAGAGAGGTTGCACCGGGGAGGTATAATAGAGACTTTGATTATCAGGCATTTATTAACTATGTAACCGATCCAAATACTTCAAATGCTATTCAAAACATAGTAGGAGAAGAGTCTTTCAATACAATTGCTAGGATGGCTGATTTTATGAATGTGCAGAATCGAGATTTAGCAGCTAGGCTACGAGATTCTGGCATACAAGTTTCAACACCAAAAGGGTTGTCTGTAGAGTCTCTTCTATCTCGTACCTACAGCATCTCTCGCGGAGTTATTAGCCCTAAATATGTAGCAACAGAAGTTGCACTTCTTAGCTTCAGAAAACAAAAAGCAAAGGCTCTTTCTCGTATTCTAAGTGACCCAAAAATGGTAGATGCCGTTATTGATATCATTGAATCCGAAGGCACAGACATAAGAAAATATAATGGTGATCTGTTTACTGCTTTAATAAACGCACTTGGATACCATGAAAATATGAAAAAAGAAGAAAGAACTAGAGAACAAATTACACAACTAGAACTTGATCAATTTAGGAGATAAAAATGGAGTTCATTATTACTATAGTCGTACTAGCCCTTGCAGTGTTTGGAGGCTTCTCCATCCTTGCGGCTATCACGCCCAATGAAGCGGACAACAAAAAGGTGCAAGCTATCCTCACTGCTATCAATGTATTTGGTATGAATATTATCAAAGCTAAAAACAAACTTGGCTAAACTATACATAAAAAAAGAACCAGTGATACTGCGTGTGTACTACTGGATGCCAGACTACAATAACATACTGCAGGAATTTATGTGGCAGTTGCATGATATTGTACCTGAGTATCCAAGAGTACACCGCTTTCTTAATCACTGGCACCATAACATAGAGGCCGTTATAGAAACGGTGGAGGTATCACATGGGAGAGCAAAAGAAGTTGGAGCCAGACAGCGAGTACAGCGCACTGGACCTCGACAATGACGGGGTAGTGAGCGACAAGGAGTTAGCCGTTATGGAAGCTCTGGAGAAAAAGGAGAAGATGGAAGCGCAGAAGAAGATGGCGTGGGTAGCTATGATATCCATGCTGATATTCACTGCCCTTGTGTTTTTGCCTATATTTCCTGACACCCGGATTAAAGCACTTTCCGACCTGTTTGGGCTTTTCTACATCGGCATGGCCGGGGTAGTTGGAGCGTACATGGGCATGACTGCGTACATGAGTGCTAAGAAGTGATCAAGATATACATACTTATAGTCGTGCTAGGATTAGTCGGCGGTGTGTGCTATGGCGGATACTATTACTACAAAGATACTCAGGAGAGGATACAGACCCTCACTGAGAACAATGCCAAGCTAGAGACTGCAAAGCAACTGCAGGACGATACGATCAACACTATGATCGAAGACCGTGAGAAGTTTGAAGAGCTAAACAACGAACTTCAAAAGAAACTACAGGCGGCTAATAACTACAGGGACACATTAATCGGTAAGCTACGTAAGCACAACCTATTAGTCCTTAGTCTGAAGAAACCAAAACTTGTAGAGAAGAAGATTAATAATGGAACGAAGAAACTCTTTGAGTCCTTTGAAGCTATTTCTGGTGCTATTGCTCCTCCCGCTAGTGGCGACGGGGTGCAGCAGCTTCCGAAAAGTTCTACCCCTTGAAATAAAAACAGTAGAGGTAGAGCGCAAGATTCCTGCACAGGCTAGACCAAAGAGTGTTAGCCTGAACAACATATATTTCTATGTGGTTACTGACAGGAACTTTGGCGATTTTAAAAAGACATTTGAGAAAGAGAATGGCGACTTGGTATTTTATGCCGTGAGTGTGCGCGACTACGAAACACTAGCACTGAACATGGCAGAACTAAAAAGATATATACAACAACAAAAAGAACTCATAATCTACTATGAGAAAGCTATTAAACCAAAAGAGAAGAAAGAGACGCCTAAAAAATAAAACTCTGTAAGTCTCTGTGTTGTCGATCACTATAGTCTCGTAGGTATTTTACCAGCGAGACTATTTTTTTTGTGTTTTCAAAGTCTGGGTTCCACGCATCAAACGCCGCCTCTATATCTTCTGGAGAGGGTGGCCCCTCAAAGTCAATAGAGATGTTGCCGTCCTGTGTTAGAGATACAGACATTTTATATAACAAAGCATCAGATTTGCTTGACATCGTATAAAACCTTTAACAATACTACTATTGATGTTATTAACATCGTTACTAATACTCTAGTGCCTTGGGTAATTTTAGCTGGCAGGGCTAGGTATATGCACAGACCTAATAAAAGTGTCATAAAATTTATCAGGAAATAGGTCACTTTAAAGACTGTTTCATTTCGTGCAAAATGTGGTTGGGGCTTTTGGGCCTGATACCACTATTTCTGTATGTTGTACTTTGTGGGTCTGCGTTTGTACGCCACTTACCCGCAAATATTCTTTCGGCTAACCACTGGTCGAACTCATAGCCTGACATTCCGCTAGTCTCATAGGCTTCCATAACAGCACAATGCCAGCACTCGGATGTGGGATGGGGCAAAGGAGTGGCTTGCTTACCAGCAGGGCCAGAGCAGGTTATAACTAAAGATCGTAAGTCTTCAGGTAATTCCTCAAACTGCTCCCACCTACCTGATATTGTTTCTATAAAAGTTCCTGTATCTTCAGGTTCTGGAAAAGCCCACTCTTTAGGTATTTCAAGTTCTCTTATTGCAGTAGATCCCCAATAAACTTTTTTACCTGTTCTCTCCAACGGTCCTTTTATAGCCCAGTAGCAATCCGTGCTAGTATTCTCTAAGCTATATCCATAGACTATGGCATCACAGTTCTCTTTAACAAGAACGCCAGCCATGTTTTCAAATCTA